AAGCGAAGGTCGCAGTAACTCTTCTAACCAAAACCCAACTTGAAACTATTCGTAACAAACATGACATGGGAGGCAAAAAATGACTGCGATCACTGAGGAAGTTACATGGACTACCGAAAGTATGATAGAGGTAGGACTACGTGAACCAGATGACTTTCTAAAGGTTAGAGAAACACTGACAAGAATTGGAGTAGCATCCAGAAAAGAAAAGAAATTATATCAGTCATGCCACATCTTGCATAAGCAAGGTAAATATTTTATTGTCCATTTTAAAGAGTTATTTGCTCTTGATGGTAAGAAGGCAAACCTAAGTCTTAATGATGTACAACGTAGAAATCGTATTGTACAACTATTAGGTGATTGGGGATTAGTGTCTATCAATAGTAAAGAAGGCATTGCCGATGTAGCACCTCTAAGTCAAATCAAAGTTCTTGCATACAAAGAAAAAGGTGATTGGACACTAGAGAGTAAGTACAACATAGGAAAGAAGAAGGAAACCGAATAGGTAGTATCGGTATATACCATAGTGCATATCTGTTATATGTGGTTAAATAGTTATGTCGCCTATAAGGGACACAACTAACACTCGCTATAACAGGAGAACTATTATGGAAATTCAAAGGTACACTGCTGCTGACTTGCCAACACTATTTGACAAGATCGCAAAGAACAGCATAGGAATGGATAGTTATTTCGATTCATTCTGGAACACAACCCAGACTAACTACCCACCCTACAACCTAATACATATTTCTAATGAAGAATCAAGATTGGAAGTCGCTCTCGCTGGCTTCAAAAAAGATGACGTCAAAGTCTATACGGAGTATGGAAAGATATATGTTGAAGGCAGCAAAGAAAAATCAGAGGATGATGCAACGTATGTGCATCAAGGATTGGCACAACGTGCCTTCCAACGTGCATGGACGCTCTCCGACGATACAGAGGTTAGATCCGTCGAGTTTACTGATGGACTCCTTTCTATCGTATTAGGAAAAGTAATTCCTGAGCATCATCAAAGGAAAGATTATATCTAACCAATTTTAAAACTGTCACATACCCTTGCCATATACATGGTAGGGGTATTATAATATGTACATACACAAATTAAATTATGATTCCCTCTGAATTACAAAAAGCACAAGAGTTTTTAGACACAACCAAGTTTGAACTTTGTACAAAATATTCAGATGGTCGTAGAAATAGTGCAGTAGATGAAGATATTATAATTAAACTTCTTCAAGATGAATTTGGTGAAGAGAATATTATTGACGGTGAAGATCGTTTTTGGTGGGATGTAAGAATATTTGGATACTACGTCAATATCAAGACATCTGATTTTACTAAGGGAGCATCAGACAATATCAGTTCGTTCGCAGGTATACTATATGCTTTTACTCAAATACCCGCTGATGAAATTAATAAACATCCACAAAGTCAGAAATTTATTAATGCTTTACTAGGCACAAGAGATGTAGATAATAATAGAGATTATTATTTACTTGTTGTTGATAAATCAACTACGAATGTATATGTAAGTTCAGTCAAATCACTTGCTAAGATTACTGCAAATGGTAACAACTTACCTTTCCAAATCAATTGGAGTAAGAATACTGTACCAGTTGAACGCACTCATAGACAAGCATATGATTTTGTGATAGAATGTATGGATAAAGGTATTAAAGCACAAAGAGCAAAGTGGGAAGGTTTTGATGCATTGTTATGATCTTAGACAGGGAGATTGCCTAGAACTAATGAAAGAGATACCAGATGAGTCTGTTGACTTCATCTGTTGTGATCCTCCATACGGTACAACATCTATTAAGTGGGATGAGATCCTAGACTTTAATTTGATGTGGGAACAGTATGGTCGTATCATAAAACCAAAAGGTATGATGGCATTGTTCGGTTCTCAACCATTCTCTGCACAACTTATCTGTTCTAAATTAAAGTGGTTCAAGTATGAACTGATCTGGAACAAAAACAAATGTGGTTCACCAGGTTTAGCAAAGTATAGACCTATGAAAACTCATGAGAATATATTATTGTTTGCCAAGAAACCTGGTGGAACATATAATCCTATCATGGAGAAAGGAGAACCATTTAAAAGACAGAGTAAGAATCCAGAAGGATATGTAGGTAAAAAGAACGATCATGGATATGGTCTCAAACCTGTAATGGGTTTTGAAAATAAAGGCACAAGATATCCTAAGTCAATCCTTAACATATCAAGAGACTTCTCTGCACAACAACAAGTACATCCTACACAAAAACCAGTTCCTGTATTGGAATGGTTGATAACAACATTTTCTAATGAGGGTGATACCGTACTAGACAACTGCATGGGATCTGGTTCTACAGGTGTAGCAGCAGTAAAACTTAACAGAAAGTTTATAGGTATTGACACTGACGAAAAGTATGTTAGAATAAGTAGAGAACGTATTGAATCAATTCCAAAAGACGTAACAAAATTATGACTGTAAGCAATGTAACTGGATTAGAGGAACTCTTTGATATGGAAGAAGTAGACTCAAACATTATTGCAATAGAAAATTGTCAAAGTAATAAAGTATTTACAGCAGAATACTTAAAAGAGGTAAGAATAGCACAAGAACAATCTGGGTGCAGAGAAAATTTAGAAAAACAATTAACACGAGACTTTAATGGTCTTAGAAAACCTTATGGTAGATTGTTAAAATTAAATAACGAATATTTAAACGCAATTGATGTTCGTCAAATATTTGATACTGGAACATGTCTAAGAAACAATGATACTGGTGTTGATGATTTTCCAAATGGATTGCAAATACGTGATGGTGTAATTGTAGATGATGAAAACGTTGAGAAATTTGTAACTATCCTTGAAGATGGTGGTTGGAAAAAACATGATCAACAATTATTTTTAGTTTTACTTCCAGAATGTTACTGGAAAGTAGTAGAAGATGAAGCGGGTAATCTTATAACAAAAAAATATGCTGTAATTGATGGCAACCATAGATTTGTTGCAATAAAAATTTTTGGAGAAAAGCATATATTTGCATACCTCATGGAATTAAATAATCTAAAAGATGCATGGGAGTTTGGTAATGCTTTTGCAAACAGAGAATCAACTGCATCAAGTCCTAGAACACCAAAAAGTATGGGAAGATCATTGGTAATGACTACTAACCAAGAAGATTCAGATCTTCGTCAGGCACTTGATCGTATTACAACTACAGATCCAGATAAAAGAGAAGCAGAGAGAAAGGAGATACTTGAAAATTATTTAAAAAATGTATACAAACTTAAGCATGGAAATAAAATCAATGCAGTACTGCATGAGTTCTATGCTGATACAACACATGATTATTCTCCTGACATGAAGTTGTATAAGAAAAATCAACTAAAAGAATATACCTCAACCTGTCCATATTTGCAAGGAAAAAATATTGTTAATATCGGAAGCGAAGAAGAAAACATCTTCTACAATAAAGATACTAAAATAATTACTTTCATCTATAAAACCATGGGTGGAAATTTACCATCATTAATATCTAAGATGTCAAAGATTTATGAAACACATCCTGATATTTCTCCACGAAACTATAATATTTTGATGGTTCCTAGTGAACAGAAAAATTTATCAAGAGCAGATATTAAAGATTGGGAAAAAAAATCTAAGGAAGATTATCTTAAACTAGTTGTATTAATAGAAGACTTTATTAAAAAATCAAGAGATGACTTTGCAACCCCAACATTCCTTAGAGTTCCATTGTCTAAACAAATAGATGGAGATCTATTGGGCAATCCTATTCCAATAAACTAACTACATAAATTACGAGCAAAATTATTATGGCAAAAGGAAAAAAAGAACCCATTAATGTTACACCACCAACACCTCCACAGTTCTTAGTAAAGTCTGAGAGAGTAAAGGTTGTTGTAATGTTCAATGGTGACAATGTAATATGTGACTTACAAGAGGCAGTTGATAAAGAGACTGGTGTAAGACAAGCATACATTGCAAACTATCCATACAAAGTTGAGTATGATTCACCTAAGATGGATAAGGCAGGAATCGTAACAGATCCAGAAGTTAAAGTTCATTACTCACCATGGTGTCCATTATCACCAGAAGTAAAGATTCCATTGAATCATAATATGGTTGTGACTGTATTAGAACCAGTTCCTAGTCTTAGAGATACATACATCAGTAATGTACAGAAGATGGGTGGCAACGTAGAATGAGTATAAAGATTTTATTATTAAGATCTAATGAAGAGATAATAACAGAAGTCCAAGAGATAGCAGATCCTGAGACTAAAGAGTCAATAGGATTTAAGTTACATAAACCTTTTCGTCTAGACATTGTATCTGATGAAGGGGAACTTGTATTTAATCGTGAGAAAGGATATCAATTATCATGGTTCCCTTGGGCACCTCTAAGTAAAGATAAAGATTTCTTTCTTCCCGCAGGACATGTTATTACAGCGTATGAACCGTTAGATAGTATCACATCACAATACGTACAAGCAATAAAAGAAGAACAATACGAGAAAAATTTCAAGGCACATGAAGATGTCATCGCAGGTGTTACTGATGAGGATTTAGATATGGAACAAATATTTAAAGACGCAGAGGCAATACTAGACGATGAGGAAACATAAGATATATGACATTGATGATAATTTAGTTCTGTCATATAAAACAGATCACAAATTTCATGGTAGTCAACTCATTGAGATTACAGGAACTGTCATTCTAAAAAAATGTTTAGTTGATTATCCTGCACTAATCAATGATCAATTTGGTATCGTAACATTTGATCAACCTATAGAGACTCCACTATATGATCTAAATTTTGTACCACAACCCTTTCCACTTTTTGTAGGTGGAACTCAGACATTTGAACATCTTATGTTCAACGGTCCTAGTTACTTTAACATAAGAGTTGACGAATACAAACCTAAGATGTATATTGGTAATCTAATTACCAAAAAATTTATTCCAGAATTACAATCTATTGATCCTGTATACAAGTACAAGAAACAAGATAACAACATCTGGGAGAAAGAAGACCTACACAAATTAGAAACATTATGCAAATCGCTTTGATAATTTTGAAGAGTGGTATTGAATTAATTACCATGGCAGAACAACTAGAAGAAGAACCTAGTTGTCACATGCAAGATCCTTATCTAATTAAGGAAGATGGTACATTAGAACCATGGCCACGTTTTACTACAGACACTGACGTATTGCTTTATTCTGAAACTATTGCTACAATAGTTACACCAACATCAGAATTGAAAAAGAAATACGAGACAGTTACTAAATGAGTTTTTATACCAACGTACAACTGGTTGGAGACAACTTGCTTTATCTTGGATACGAGAATGGACAACGTATTCAACGTAAGTTTAAGTTCTCTCCAACTCTTTTTGTTGTTACTAAAAAAGAAACTAAATGGAAGACACTTGATGGTAGGTATGCAAAACCAGTAAGGTTTGAGTCTGTGCGTGAAGCACGTCAATTTATTGACCAGTATAAAGAAGTTCCTAACTTTGAGGTGCATGGATATGACAGATATTTGTATCAGTTTATATCTAAAGAGTTTCCTGACGAAGTAGATTACGACTTCAAAAAGATGAACATCATGTCACTTGACATTGAGGTTGCCTGTGAGAATGGATTCCCTAATGTAAAAGAATGTGCTGAGGAGATGCTCAGTATCACAGTGCAGGATTATCAAACTCGTAAGTTAAAAGTATTTGGCACTCGACCATATAAAAACAC